CTTTTACGCGAAATCCCCTACTGGAGGACCACCTCCAGACGCCCGGTTGGCAACCGGAAAACAACGCACTAACTCTTCGCCTAGCAGCTTTTGCTGAACTGGTTGTCACCAACCCCGGCATGACACCGGAAACCCGAAGGCCTTCGTTCCGCTTCCTCTTTCGAGACGGAGAGTGGATACCCCGCAAGAAAGTCAACACGAGTGTCGACTCCCCTTCGCCAAATACCAGTAGGCAGAGACGCTAACAGCCCGTTAGAGAGTCTAGTGAAACTCCCCCGAACGCTATCTCCGCACTTGCTAGAACCGATGCTCCAGAAGAACCTAGCCGTATCGTTTCCCACTACTCCGATACGAGTTCTCCTGTCCTCCTGGTCCGTAGGCCTCTGACTTGACCCGAGCCTATCGCCTGACTAGTCAGGTGGCGAGGCACGGGACTGGAGTTAGGCGTTGCCTAAGACAAAATGAATCTGCAAGCTCGAGAACTGCAGATCACCAGGGACGAACACCCTCGCCCCCTTTCTCGCTTGAACCCGTCCGAAAACAGATTCATTCCTTCTCAAGTTAACCCATCTCCAGACCTCAGAACGAGTCATGCCCAACATACGTCGGACACGAGACCGAATGAGGGACCCGAGACCGTAAGGAATACAGCCCTCCCAGATACGACGGAGGACCTCTTCGCTTGAGAAAGAGGAAGGATCAAAGGTTGAAGTCCAAGCGTGAGATACGCACTCTGCGGACCAACGGATCTGAAGACTAGGCAACATATCCTTCGGAATCCACAGTTTGGACACTTGTCTCCAACCTGCCGGGAGCTCCCCCTTCGCGAAATGGGGAAGTGGTTGCTCTACTGCTTGTTCAAGGTAGTAGAGTTCCCTATACCACAATCCGGTGGATCGCAGTATCTCCTGGCCCACAGCTAAGCCTATCCCTCTTGTGAGAGATCTCCGACTCGCAAAAATCGGCTTCGAGTTCTCGGTGACAAAGAAACGACGAACTTCGTCTCTCCGCTCACACCCAAAACCCGAATGCGATGAATAGAAACGACTATTCAACGACAAGATCTGCTCCCCCAAGTCCGCCGACTTCCAGATCGCGGACGATCTGACAAAGCCGATGGAAACCGCTCCGCCAACACTGGCCCAGAACGGAGTTGAATTAAGGGTAAATCCTCTACGGAGGACCAACGTTTTTCCCTTACTCAACTTGAGTCCACCCTTAGCTACATTACGCTCCCAGAGGCGAACCTCGTCGGGCGTCGCACGAAAAACGATATCGTCGCCATTGATCCGGACGGGGACGTCCCGCCGGATCGAATACCGAAACGTAATGTAGTTTACCAGGCACAAGAGGGGAAAGGATGTTAGCTGCCCCATGAGTTGACCCCGGGCCTGGACCCAGGTCGCCCCATCTACCTCCAAGACAGAACGGTAGATTTGAAGGGCGTGATCGCGTATACCCTGAGGTATAGTGGTGGCGCGTTCAAGCAACTCCCTCATGATCATGCACTGGAGATCCGAATTTAAATTGTCAGTGGCGCTTTCGTAATCGCCACTCACAAAGACTTCGCCGTCCACAGGGACAAAGTCTTTGAATCTTCCGGGTTTTGCATCTCCACGTAATAACCATGAGTAACGGGACAAATGGGAATACATCGTCTTGTGGAGAGGGCGGAGAGCGTTATCAACCCTGGGGGGGATTGATATCACTCTCCACTTTCCACCTGTCTCGACGGCTGTAACCCTCGAAACCCCACGCTGCCAAGCAGACTTCGACTGGAGGACATAGGTCAAGAACTCAGCCCTATTCATCCGGTCCATAGCCTCCAAGCCCCTGCAGCCTCCTCCCTTACGACCTACCTCGGAACAAGCCGACATAGGTAGGGAGCTTGTCAAGCAGAAATCTTGATAAGATCTATCCCAACCAAAGCGGAATAGCTGCCGGACGGTCTTCAAAGCAAAACTAACGAAGTCCGGATCCGGTGGCGCCTGAGCTAGCGCCATCTTCTCAACATAACCCTTAACCTGGGGTTTCGATTGCGGAATCACCTTCCTAAAAAGAAAGAGTGAGTGTGCGAACCCAAAACGGGAACGCACACCGAGAGATCGGTACACATCTCTCCAAGGGTGACTTCCGTCCCCCTCAACCAGTCCCGAAGTGAACTGCTTGAGTTGTCCGAGATCGGTAAACGACGGGACTGAAAGAGTAACTCCGTAGAGTTTCTCCATAAGTCCACAAAATCGTTTAAAACGACCGAGAACGGAAGGTATGTGTGAATCTGTGAAACTATCACTAGTTTTACTCGCAGATACCCGTGTCATGTTACACGCGAATATAAC